TAGAATATGTTGGAACAACAACGTCAACAGAATCTTTTATAGTCTTATCAACTCTAGTATATTTACCAGAACCGGTATAACCAAAGTCTTTTGTTTCTGTATTGTTTTTATGATACTCTATTAATGCTTCACAAATAGAGTCATCTTGGACTTGAAATGTATGTATAAAATTTTCCATAATATAATATAATCTATTTATTCGTCAGTATCTGTCTCAGGATTGTATTTCTTACCGTCTGTGTGAGCTGTTATTGTTGTTGTAAATCCAAAATCATCATCAGCATCAGCGCTAGTTGGATTTGGTATTGTTATAATTCTAGTTTCTCTTGCCTTAGCATTTACATCTGTGTCAGAGTACATATCAGCTTGTGTTTGTTTAATAACTCTTTGAGTATTCGCCGGACCAAATAAGTATGTCTTTGCTGTAAACCCTAAAGTATATACTACGGCTCTTCTTTGTGAGAAGTCACCACTATAACTATCTTCGTAATTAACACTATTTAAAACTATAGGAACATCTCTTTTGATATTTAATTCTGGTATCGCATTTACAGTCACAGTATAATCAGGTTGAAAGAAAGGTAAGATTTGTTCTATAATTTGTAATCCACCTTCAGCTGTTGCTGTGAAAGAATATAAGTTGTAAGATATATTATATGGTACAGGTGTATAATTAAAATTCATTATCTTTCCATCTGCGCCAGTCTTAACTGTTTTATATTTTTGTACTCTTGTTAATTTACGACTACCATCATATTGAATACCTGTAATCTCAAAACCCATACGAGGTAAAGTAATCGCAAACTCTCTACTTTCTAAATCAGGTTGTTGATCTAATCTAGCTAAAAACTTTTCTTTTGGAGCATATGCTAAAGGAACTCTTATTGTTTGAACAGTAGAGCCACTAGAGTCTTTTCTTTTAATTTGTATGTTATTGAATATTTGACCAAAGGCAATGGTCATTCTTCTCATACTTTCGTTGTAAAAATATCTTCCAAACATCTAAAAATCCACATCTCCGAACGGGTTTCGTTCTGTAAAGTCTAATATATCATCTGCAGTTGACGCTGTATCAAAACCAGCAGCACTATCTAAATCTAAATTATCAGCATAAGGTGATTGAGTTTGTATGTTATAACTCTCTAATAAGAAGTAATTATTTTCACCATCTATATTTTCATTCTCTAATAACAACGCACCTGTTCCACCGTCTGTTCCTATTTCTAAAGATACTTGGTGTGCTAATTGGTCTAAAGTGTATTTGTCTTCAGCTGCATCTATTCCTTCAACACCTGTTTCTAATTTTTCTGAACTGTATTCCCATCTAGTACATACTAGTTTGTAAACTGGTAATTGTCCTAATTGAAAGAATGGTTGTTGGTCTTGTACAAATTGTATTTCAAAAAAACCATTCATTAAAGGCATATAAATTATATCGCCTTCGTTTGGTCTTCCTTCAGCAATCAATGTAGCTTTTTCATCAACAGCTTCGTTGAATCTTCTTTTAGAAATCATAAAAGTTGTATCTTCTCTAATCTCTAAACCAAACTTATTAATAATCTCTTGTTCACCAGCAAAACCTTCAGTTGTTTCCATATACGCCTCAAGTAAAAGCGCAGATGAAAATTTAGACAGCATATCTTCGCCTAAAATTAAATCTCTATTGACTAGTGTTCGTGGTAAGTAATAAACATCTTGGCCATATATCTTTAGGCCTTCTATGATCAAATCTTCGTGTAATCTTTTTTCGGATTGGTTTCCTATACCTTTGCCATCTTGGAAATAGTGATTAACTGGCATGGCATTATCCTATCATCATTGCTGGATTTAATTCGTATGAACTTCTTATTTCGTTTTCTAATTTTTCTATATCTGATAAAGCTTCTGAAAATATTTGTTGACCATTTAAAGTGACACCACCTAACATAGCAACACCATTAAATTTAGATAGATTAGCGCCCCATTGTTTTTTGAACAAAGCAGTCACATATCTTTTTAAATATAAGTCATTATATACATCTGTGTAAGTATCAGGATCTAATTTTCTATAACATTCAATAACAAGATATTCACCTACTTGTAAATCATTTTTCCAATCTTGGTCTATGTAAAGTCTATTATCGTGTTGATTAAATCTTAATGGTTTTTCACCTACTAGAATATGATCTAAAAAATCTAACTGTCGCATAACTACATCATAGTTAATTATAGAAGTAGAAGAAAAATCATAAAGATCATTTAATCTTAATTGGTATCTTACATCAAATAAGTTTAAATTACCTTTACTAGAATATGGGAATAAATTAATTACTGAAATAACACTTTCAGGTACAACGATAAATCCTTGTGCTTCTTTCCAATTAGTAGTGACTGAATTTTTAGTCACAGCTTCAGATACATCTGCATTAATTCTATCGTAATCTGCTTGTGTGTATTGATACTTTAGATATGTTCGTCTAATAGAGTCATAGTGATATTGTGCGAAATATTGTAATGCTTCATCAATTCTATCTTCTAATTGATCGTCATCAGCATTAATTTCTATGACTGGTTTTCCGAGTGCTCTTAAAGCATATTGTTTTAATGTTTCTCTAGTGCTTGGCGTTGCCATCACAATCCCCTTTATTTTACTGGAATATTTATAATACTATCCTAATGCAATAGCTTGCGCTATAGCGAAAGGCTGAGTTGCCACTGTTGTACCACCTACTGAAAGAGCTGTACTATCTAAACTTGTTATTCCTGTAATAGTAGAACCAGAAAAAGTTATAGCACTTGTAGGTATTGCTGATAAAGTATTTGTACCACCACTTATAGTTTTGTTTGTAAGTGTTGTTGTTGTCGCTTTTATAGCTTCACTTATTTGAGCTAATGTCGCTCTTCCCTCTGTACCACCATCTGAAACCATAAATTGGTCAGTTGACGCAAGAGTTTGTGCTGTTAAATTTGTTGCTGTATCTATATTGATGATTGCTTCAACTGCGCCAAATTCTAGTGCGCTTGCACCTGAATTTACTTTTAATACTTGCCCTGCTGAACCGATAGACAGGGAGGCACCTAAACCACCATGGGTTAAAGGTACAAATTCACCTGCTTGATATTCTGCTAGACCAGTGGCATTACCACCATCATCAAACACTGTTCTTACTGGTACTTTTGACGACATTATTTTCTCCTATTAATCTATTTATATGTCTTTTTTATTAGAAACTAAACAATTCAAATTTCGCTTGTGTCGTTCCGTTTGCCTTTGTAAAATTAGTAAATACTGAAGCATTTGAAGACCCTGCTGCCATTGTAAATGTAGTGGCTGCTGTACTTAAACCCCCAGCCTTTGTAAAAAGAGGTACATCTTTTGTTGCGATACCTGTTTTTGTATCTGACTGTGCTATTGATTTTGTACCTACTTTTGAACCAACTGGTAGAGTGGCACCTGTAGCAGATATTAAAATAGCTCCTGTACCATCACCTGATATTGTCGCCCCTGCCAAGTCAATCGTATTACCTGACAAGTAAATATCACGCCATCTTCTGTTGGGTGATCCTAAATCATAAGTTAATGTTGTTAATGGTTCTAAATTTGAAATAAATCTTGCTGTGACATTGATTGTATCTTCTGTTGAATCTCCAGTATTGACACCAATAACTGTATCACCTTTTAGTGTAGTGTCATTTGAAACTTCTAATGTTGAACCAGCAACATATACATTTTGAAAATAACCATTTCTAAAATTCTTAGCTGATGAACCAATATCTCTACTATTGTTTGTATCAGGTATAATATTTTGATCTACTGCTGATAGGTCACTAGCAACTTCACCAAAGTCATATTGTTTTGTTGACGCATTATATTTTAAAGCATAACCATCTGCTTGACCTGAAATATCCACATCGTCCATGTTAGATATTTTGGTACTACCACCACCACCTAGAGATTGTAATTGTAAAGTTGTTAGTTGTTTAAATCTACTAAACTCTTGCGTTAGTTTATCTAAATTAGTATCGCCTGATACAATATTCTCTTTGATTGACTGTGCGTGTTTAGTTAATTCTTTTACAACATTATCTTTGTTTGAAATCTCTGGACTAGCAGTATCAGCAATTCTATCTTGTTGTAAACTTCTTATAGGTGTTGTTTCAGTATTGATAACTTGTCTAACATTGTTTATTAAATCTTCAGATACTAGACTTGTTGTAGATTTTGATTTAATAAATTTAGTAAAGTCATTTTCAGTAATATTAGTTTTAACAATTTCTTCTGTTTGATATTTGTTAACAGCATTTGTTAAATCTTTTAGTGTATTTAATAGGTTGTCTTCATCAATAGTAGTTTTAGTTTTATCTTTAACAACTTTATCAAATTTAGGTAAATCAAATAATGCTTTAAGTTTTTCTTGTTTTTGTTGTTCTGATAGTATTGCTACTTCTAGTGATTTTTTCTCTTTCACTAATTCTTGTAGTTGATTATCTTGTTCTCTACTTACAGCTAATTCTAATTTTTTCTTTTCTGCCAAGAGAGTTATATATTCTGAATCTTGTTGAGCTTTTACTTCTTCTTGTAATCTATTTTTTTCTTTGATTAACTCTAATATCTCATTATCTTGTTCTTCAGATTTGATAGTTTTTAAAACATCTTTGCCTGCTAGTTGATTAAAAAATTTCTCTAAATCTTTTGACATTAGAATTTTGTCACCTCTGGATTGACAGTAATAATACCACTATGTACTTTCTCAATAGTAGAGTCTGCCAATATTAATTCTACATCATATACATAACGACCTGCGTCTATCGCAGCAGTTATTGTATCTGTAAGTGCTAATTTGTAAGTACCAGCAGTACCTGAAACTATTGTACAAGTAAATGTGGCAGTTCTTGTAGATGAAGAATAACTTTTTCTCATTTGAGCTTGTATAGTTAAACCACTAATATCGTATGCTGTAGATCCATCGGTTGTGATTGTTAGTGTTCTACTAAAATCTGCTCCTTGATCTATTACAAAATTATCTGCTGTTTTTTGTGTGACTGCCATGTTCTCTCTCGTTTGTTATATTTATCTATTTTTTTATCTTAATTTAAGGGAATATTCTAACTTTCCTAGATCACCACGAACAAAACAGTTGAAAGCTAAAGAGTATCTACGGTTGTTTGTAATATTCTCTGTGACAGAATGTTGTAAACCAGAAGGAAATATTAAAATATCACCAGGTTTTACTTTAAAAGCCACCACTTCACTATTTACAAAGTTTTTATCTGTGTAGTCTAATTTTATAACATCAGGTATAACAGATTTATGAAAATGATTATGAAATTTAATGTCGCCAGAATCCTCAGGAATATCTATATAATATACACCACTAATAAGTGAATTAGCATGAAAGTGCATACCTGACCAATCTTTTTTATTATGTCTTACCATCCAAGAGTTAGTAAAATAAAATTCTGCTTTCTTATCTACTCTTAACCAATCTCTTACAAAATTATTTACATGATCTTGTATATCATTTTTCAAATCCATAGAATCTAAAATATATCTATCTTTAGATATATCACCATTATCAGTTTCCATTCTTTCGTACTCGCAAGTTTTACTAAACTCTAACCATTTGTCTTGTAATTCAATCCTAGACTGATACACAGGTGTTGGCCATAAGTTATGTTGAGTATAGTCTATCATCTTGTAGGTTGTCCATAATAGAAATGAGTTATAGTAAATTTACCATCACTTCCACTATCAGGTTGTTTAAATTTTATTGGAGTTGATTTGTGTAAAAACATTGATGGAAACAAAACTGCTCTATTGTGTTTTAGTTTAATTTTTGTATTTGATTCTTCAAACTCTAAATCGCCACCTTCAAATGATTTTGGTTCTTTTACAAACCAAATTAAATTTGTCCAATGATAAGAGTCATAATGAGAATTATAAAAATCTTCATTGTTATAATATGATACAAAAGAAGTCATAGCGTTTGATGAAAAAAATGACCTACCATAATGACCACAATCATTTATTTTATGATGTAATTCTAATATCTTTTGTTTGTATGTACAAAATAATATATTTGATTGATCTCTACTTTCATCTCTATAAAGTTTATCTAGGTAATATCTATTATGTTTTCCTTTAGGTTTATCTTCAGCATCTTTAGCCACTATACCATCTTGCGCTGTTTCAATAGGATTACTTGCATAATATTCTAATTCTTTCCAAACACCCTTTTCTTCTTCAGGTGTATACCAGTTGTCTACCAGAACAAATGGAAACATTGGATTATCTTTTATTGTTCTTATTTTCCAAGCTTGTTTTAAATCTCGTCTATCTTCAAAATCAACACTAATCATAAACTATTTGATCTTTGTCTTTATCTTCTTTTTCTTCTAATGTATATTTTTTCTTTATACTAAAAATATCTTTTGGTAATCCTATGAATGGTCTTTTATCATAAGTAATATTATTCTTACCATCTTTCTCATTGTAATGTAAAAAGACTTGTGCGTGATTATTTCCTAACAAAGGCTCTCGCCAATGTTCTACTTCACAACCTTTATATATTATCATATCGCCTGGATTTAAATAAACAGGTATACCTGTATCACCTATCTCACCATTTTTAGGACCTATAAACATAGGCCAATTCCAATTCTTATCTTTTAAATTTTCTGTATCATATCCCAAACACAGTGTAGTTGAAATTTCGCAACTAGGTCTATCTTTATGTCTAGTTAATTCTGTTCCCTTTGTGTAAAGTCTATGATAAGAATAAGTAGGAATTAATTTTAAACCAGAACCTTCTTCTACTTTTGCTGTAATTAAAGTCATTAATGTATCAAAAAACAAATCACCATATCTACTAAAATCACCTGGCGCTTGTTTATCATTAAATGTACCCCATTGCTCCTCATCATAATTACCATAACCTAAATTTTCATCTAATAAATTTAATCTAGTGACTGCAAACTTAATATAGTTATAGCAAAAGAATGCCATATCTTTATCAATTACTTTTTGTATTTTTACCCAACCATTATCATTAAAGAATTGAGCTGCTGGACTTATATTTTTTGTATTCATAATTTATCTAAATGGTTTACCACATATCCATAATACTAATGAATATCTAGTACCTCTTGTTATAGGTGTGACTTGATGATATGTATAAGACGGAAAAAATATTATAGAACCTTGTGGTCTTATTTCTTCACATTCGTGGAATCTATCTCCACCTGAGTGAGGACCAAAATCAAATTTTAAATTACCACCATCATAAGCTCCTGGCTCATTTAGGTTAAGTGTCATAGATATTTTTCTAACTTTACCAATTAGATGTTCATTTTGACTGTATTGACAACCTTCTTCTTTTTTTGTCACTCCAGGTATAAATCTTTTGTATGCTCTATTATGACACCCACCACCATCGGTATGCCAACCATAAAATTGTTTTACTCCATATTTTGTAAATTGTATATCTTCACCAAAGTCAATATCATACTTCCAACCAGAATTATTATTTGCTATTTTTAAAAAAGGCCATATTAAATCATAGATCCATTGATCGTTAAAAAAACAAGTTTCACTATCTCTTACATAAGAGTGTTTTTCAGTATCTACAATACCCTCTTTTTTAAGTTGTTCGTGTGTTTTATCGTTTAATGGCTGTACTTCTTTAGTAAAATCTTGTTTGGCATTTTTACCAAGTGTGGTAGCAGCTGTAGGTATACCTTGTTCTTTATTTTTTTTAAATATAGATTCACCATAATCAATAATGTCTTTACATTGTTTAGGCGATAAGGCACTTTTAAAAAAGTAATATGAATTACTAGGTTGCATAATATAGATTATTTATAGTAGTTTAAAAAATTACTTTTTTTGTATCTTGTTATAATTTTCTACTATTCTTTTTATAAAAACATCACCATGTTCAACATCAACAGTATAAGCGTATATTGGTATTCTTATTTTACCCTCAGGTTTAGTAGCTAATCTATGACCTTGTAAACTTGGTTGAAAATTTTGTATATTTTTTGTACATTGTACCCATAGACTTTTTTCTATGTCTAATTCAGGATAATCCGTTATCTTGTATTTTACTTTTAGTTGTTCAACAAACATATCTAAAGGAATACCTGATTCAGCATTACCTTTAATATCTCTAATTATTTCTTTTATGACTCTTTTGAACTTTTCGCTGTTCATATCGTCCTGATTATAAACAATTTCCAATTCAGGATCATTATTTGGTATTTCTTTATCAAAATCTTCACTTGACATTGTTATCACTCCTTATAGTTATCAAAGTATTTATATGATACAAAAAAGGCGTCCTAAGACGCCTCTTTCTAAAATTGTATTATGCTTTAACGATTACTATACCAGTACCACCTGTTGATCTAGGGTTGTCAGCAGGACCAGTTGCTTGTGGTCTTCCAGCACCACCAGATCCTCTAGCATCTAAACCATCAGCAGGGAAAGCCACAGTTGGCGCAGGGTTTGGACCACCGCCTCCTGTACCACCAGTACCACTAACTCCACCACCACCACCAGCGTAAATTACTGAAGTTGTACCGTCAGCGATTGTATAAGCTTTTCCGTCTCCACCATTTCCACTAGTTCCTGGTTGACCTGCAGTACCAGCGCCACCGCCGCCACCACCACCAGTTCCACCTGGGTTTCCGAAGCCATAAGCTCCTGATTGACCTGGTTGAGTTGGTTGAGTTGCTGGACCAGGAGCACCACTTGGGCCTCTACCTGATTGTCCACCACCACCACCAGAACCACCAGCACCACCTGGTTGATAACCGATAATGTAAAATCCTTGTTTACCAACACCACCACCTTTAGCAGTTAATGTTCCAAATACTGAATCTTGTCCAGTACCAAATTCACCGCCACCACCGACTGTGACTGATACTTGTGTACCTGGTGATACAGTAAATCCTGGAACAAATATTAATCCACCAGCACCACCACCAGCATTATTTCCGTGTACTGCTGGGTCTGCGCCTGTTGGACGAGAACCTGGATAACCAAATGAACCTCCTCCACCAGCAATTACTAGTACATCTACTGCAGATGTTCCTGATGGAACAGCGTATTGACCAGATGCTGTTATTGTTGTAAAACTTGGACCAACGACTGTGATTGAAAAATCTCTAAATGCAATGTTTGAGTTTGCGTCTGTTGCTTTTAGTGTAAAATTATAAACTACATCACTTGAAGGTAATGTACCTGATACACTACCACTAATAGTTCCTCTTCCACTATCACTTGTTAATGTCATTCCTGGCGGAAAAGAACCTGATTCTAATTCAAATACTGGGTCACTTCCTGATTCTGGGTCAGCAGCTTCTACAATGAAAGTTCCTGATGCTCTACAACTACCTAATGAACCTGATGCTGTTGAAAAAGTTGGAGCGCCATCAACATTAATTTGATTTTCTAATACCACTGTTAAACCTGTACCATTTGTGACTGATACATCATAAGGTTCGTTAGCGTTTAAAAAGTTTGATCTAGCAGCAACACAAGTTAATTGTGTTAAACTATCAATCGTCACAGAGTCAAATGCTACATTAGCACCACCGTTAGTAATTAATTTTGCTGTTGTACCTGCGTTAAATCCTGTACCTGTAATAACAAAACTCTTTGTTCCCGAACCATCTAATCTTTTTACAGATGTTGGAGATACACTTGATACTGTTGGTGGTTGAATACCTATATTGCTTGTGTTAGTTTTTCTTAATTGGTTAAGAGATGTATCATAAATTAAAACCTTATCATCATTAGCTACCTGAGATGAAGTAGGGTTTTCTGTTAGACCACTAACCACACTTTGTTGTAAATTCGTATTTCTAATTTTTCCTGCCATAATTTTTCTCCCTAACCTGGAAACTCTTTAACGACTAAATCGTCAGCAGCTTCTGGCGCTGAAACCATTGTTAATGTTGTTCCTGATATTGAAAAATCAGCTGATTTAGATTGTACAACACCGTTCAAAGTCACCATTACTTTATCTTCAGTCATACCTTGAGTTATTACGAAACCTGTTGTTGACCCATCAGTAGTCATAGATCGTACATTTATTTCTGTAGGTCTATCTTTTCCATTTATATATCTTACCATTGTATTACCTTTAAACTCTTATTGTGTTATTACACATCTTCTAAAACTGAACATACAACATCAATAGATGAACCTGCAGAGGCTTCAGCTCTTAAAACATCGGCATTTGAACCGTCATTTTGTAAAACTATTTTATTACCTTGCATTATTTCTACTGTTGTATTGCCTGGAACTTTTAAACCGTTAACGATATAAGAATCGTTTGTACCATCTTCATTATCTAAAAATAGTCCTACTGTTCTCTCTGCTGCGTTTTTATTACACACAGATATACCTATAACGATACTTTCTAAAGCTGATGAACCAGCACCTGCTGGGACAGTATAAATTGCATCTCCTGAGGCACCAGTAGATGTTCCGACATTCGGTTTTGCGAATCTTTTAAAATCGTTAGCCATTGTTATTTTCCTTTATTCTCTTATATTTATTTATATCACCATTAATCTTAACACTAAAATTATTTTTAATGAAAAGCCAATAATTTATCCTAATGCTATCGCTTGAGCAATCGCAAAAGGTTGAGTTGCAACAGTTTTTCCACCCATAGTCATAGTCCCTGCCGCTATTGTACCACTTGCAGTCACACTAGTTATACCACTTATAGTATTATCTAATGATACCGTCAAAGTATCAGTAGCACTTACAACTGCGTTAATATTGTTAGACCCTATTACATTTAAGGTGTCACCACCTGTTATAGCTTGAGTTGTTGAAGTCGAATCTCTTAAAGTAAATGAAGAAGTAGCTCCAAAAGCCTCATTAATAGCACCCACTAGACTAGACTTATGACTAGTGCTCAATGTAGTTAAATCACCAATATCTGTACCCGCAGTTAAATTGTATGTGGTACGAAAAGTATTTAGTGTATCTGTTGTTGCTACTGATCTTATTGCCATCTTACTTATTTATCCCTTTAATCAATTCTTTGATTTCTCTTAACTCTGTCTTTAGATTATTTATCTCTTTTACAGCACTTCTTATTTCATCACCACTTTTCTCTCTCGCTCTTGCTCTTGCCATATACAAAGAATATTCTGAAGTATTAGTATTAATAATACCATTTGTCTTAATATCTCTTACTAAATTTTCAAATCCTTGTACTCTTAATCTACTCATTATACTGCCAATGCTATTGCTCTAAAGTCTTTTAATCTTGCTGGTAAAGCTGATACTGTACCATTAAAAACTATTTTAATTTGGAAAGATGTAAATTCAGGTAATGTACTAGCGCTGAATTTGTAATCTTTGAAATCTAAATCTAATACGACATCACCATTTGACGGATCAACAGTCAAATCAGAACTACCATCTGTATTAAATGGCGTAAATGGTATATCTTCAATTCTTCTTGTTTCTTCACCACCTGATAATCTAAAGAAACATTTAATTGATGAAGTTGATCTTACACTAGCCGCTAATCTTACATCTAACGCTGTTGAAGCATTTGCCAAATTAATTGGTTTAGTAATGTAAGCGCCAGCTGAAGAACCGCCCTCTACTGCTGTGTCATCTTCATAATCAACCGTGTTTGTTAATTTTGCTATCACTTTTGATCCACTCGCTGGAGCAGTATCTAAAGTTAGAGTTGTACCTGAAACTGTAAAGTCATCAATAGGTTGTAATTTTTTTCCATCTTTTTTAACAGATAATATGTGAACACTACTTGGTGTTCCACTTATTGTGAATGCTGTCGTAGAGCCATCACCTGTCAATGTGCTTGTAGATGATACTGTAGGATTATTTAATCTATTTGAAATCGCAAAAGCATTAATTCTTTTTAAATCAATTGCTGGTGATAAGTTAGCATTTGTTGAACTCAACACTAAATTTATAATTAAAGATTTAGATCCTGACATTTCATTTGTTTGGTTAATGTCACTTGCTACTAATCTTGGATTACCAAAGTAATAGTTATCTCCTAATACAATATTTTCTGTGTCTGCCGTAGATTGTAAACTAAATGCTGTTTCTGAACCATGTACAGATTTACCACTTGTTGTTCTCATTGTACTTGATAAAGATGTATCAGGGTGTACTACTGAACCAATTTGTGGTTGTAATACATCAAATAATCTATTTTGTGTAGCTGTCACAGCTGAACCACCAACATCGCCTGTTGCGTTTGCTGTTCCACCTGTTGTAATATCATAACTATCTAAAGTTATATTTGAAATACTTGTATATGTTCCGTTAATCGCAGAGTGTGCGATACCATTATATGTACCTGCCGCAACTCCAGCGATTGTGACATTATCTGTTGTAGAATGCATACCGTGGTTTTTATGGAATATTCTTATAAGACCAGTGCCGTTAAATGTTCTAATAGGATTAGTGTCTAAAGTTTTTACAGGTAAAGATGCATTTGCTAATGAAAGTGTGCCTGAAGCTGATATATCAAATACTGCTTTCTTCAAAGTAAACTTCATGTCTTCCATTTGTTCAGGTGACCAAGTACGATAGTTAGCAGATTTAAATAACACACCATTTGATGGTTGTTTAGATACTGTTCTATCTGAATCTAATGCTTTCTCACCTAGTCTAGCAATATAAGCAGTATAATCAGTTGAGTCTGAATACAATACTATACAATACTCAATACCCTCTTGTAAATAAACAGGACTATCAAAAGTAAATGTAGTTGCTGTTGATCCATCTGTACTTGTATTTACTGAACTTGGATTTAAATATTTTTGTGCGAACGGTATAACTTTTTGTCCAGGATAACCATTGACCATATTTCTTATTTCTGCTCTTACTGGAATAGTAGATGATTTAGTAGCAAAATAAGCGTCTAAACTTGTTATGTATATTCCATCTTCTTCATCAATCATAAATGATTGAGCCAATGGATCACCACCTCGTCTACCAATTACTCTACTTGCTGTTCTTGTAGTTGATGAAGTTGCTGTCACAGTTTGTCTAACTGTTCTTGCTTCTCTTGTTGAAACAATCGCCTCTTGTGTTGTTTCTAATAAACCTTTAGCGTCATAATCAGCTTCTGCTGATGTAGCAACATTTGTTCTATCTTGGACGTTTGTAGATGAAGCTGTTAATCTGAATACTCTTTTACCTGTTCGCCATTTAGGATTAGATGAATTATTTGGATCAGGTATAGCAAATGTACCTTTTACATAACCATTAGCATCTGTCACTACATTACCACCTAACGATCCACCATCTGGAGTAATATATGCAGAAACTGCTATGTTATCAAAAAAACCAAAAACTTTAGTGTTAGGTCTCATTCCATAAGCTTGAAATTCCACTGTTCTGCTTCTTATGAAAGGAATAAAGTTTACTGACATAACTCTAGCACCTAAACTTTGTCTTACTGATTGAGGCACTATTGTTGTTCTAATACCAGCTCTTGTTTGTACAACATCTGTACTAGTTGATTGTACTAAAGAATTTCCTTGCCATCTAGTATTTGTTCTTGGATTACCTGACCATTGATCTTGCCATTCATTCCATTCAGTTCCTACAGGTATTTCTGTTGTATTTGTATTATCTAATCCAGCATTAATAGCTAAATTATCAAATGTTCCATTTACATTTACAACTAATTCAGGAGCAACTCTAGTTTCTTTCCATTCATCAACTGGAGGATCTAAAGTAATATCTCCTATCCAATCAAATACTAGGAAAGGATTTAAATTTTCTGTTTTAGTTGCATATGGTTGTTCTAAATAAGTTGCTTCTGTGTATGGTAAAGTCACCAAGTCACCTGTCTTAGCGTAATTAGCTACTGTTCTATCTGCTGCTAATATAGCAGTTAAATCATCATCAACTTCCTCTAATTCTACAATATCTTCATTGAAAGGTGTTCTTGCCTCACCTCTTGCTCTATCTATTGAAAGTTTGTAATCATTATTTCTAACATCACCAACATTGTGACCTGAAAAATTATCTACAACAAAACCATTTTTAAATCTATCTAAACCATCTTCATCTTGTATTTGTAGTGATTGTGCATCAGCTTCTAATAAAGATAACTGAGTATAGTATTCTACATTTTTAATTCTATTTTCTAATGAGCCAATATCTCTCATTGTGTATCTACTATTATCTTCTTTATCTACAATAACATCAGAAGTTTTTAAAGTATAACTTGGTATTGTTAGTGTTGCTAATAATAAATGACCATCTAAATTACCTGGCTCTAAAGGACTAATAGCACTAGCACCTTTTAATACTTTTATTTCGCCTTGTCTTGTAATAAAGATTTTATCTATTCTATTTAAATAAAACTCAAAGTCTGTTGTTATATCTGAATTGAATTGTGGTATGTCAATAGTTGAAGCACCTGTACCATCAAAACTTCTATCTGAAGTACCTGAATTAATAGTTGAAGCATCATCTACTCTAGGTCTGAAATCTAAACTATCTCTTAATTCTACTTTATTACCAGTTGTATCTGAAGTATAACTTGGAATATCTTCATAATCAATTACACCTGCATAAGAATCTACATCAAAATAATCACCTGATCCATGTGAAAAGAAATCAAAATTAACTAATAGTTGACCAGTTGGTTTTAATGCACCTGGTTTTAATTTTAATCTTCCTATGTCGTAATAGTTATCTCTTTGACCATTGTCTAAATCAAAACGACTTGTAATATCTGTATCTGAAATTGTAGCAGCGGCACCAAAACCACTTGACATATAAACATTGTTTATTTGGAATATATCAGCTTTACCTAAACCAATTACACCACTTTCAATAGTTGACTGAGTTGAAATAGCAACTGTTGAATTACTATTTAAAGCTTTACTTTTTGAATTTGATACAGTTGTTCTTTGAACTGTTGCTAAAATCTTTAATTTATGTCCTTGAAAATTAGCACCTAAATCAAATTTTAAAGTCTTACCTACAGGAGAACCACCTAATTCTAGTATAGGGTCTCCTTCATGGTTGTTACCTGATAAATTTAATACATCACCAACAGCACCAGTACCACCAGCGCCAGTTGTCATAATTGTAGCTGAAAAATCATCAGCAGCAAAAGCAGCAAACGTTTCATTTGTACCTGCTGTAATTGTTTCATCACCATTTGATGATAATGTGATCGTAAATTGTCTTCTTACATTATAACTTGTATCTGAAGCACCACCGTTTGTAGTTGTCTTTAAAGTTTTAACTGTAGTGTGTGGTAAATTAAATATTGAAAT